GGGCCAAACTGTTTTTCAACAGCTGTAATCATTGGACCTTGCGGGTTCAACGGTTCAGCTAATTTGGCTGGCGCTACTTGAGTTTCAAAGATCTCACCGAAAATCTCCGTCTTCACGATTTTGCTTTTGGTGTTAGCAAACGGAATTCGACTTATGGTTTCCAGCGGCAAAACGTTTCCCGCTCCTTGTTGCAAGAACTCTCCCATCTCATGGCCATAGACCATTGGGTTAGTCTTAACAACTGGTACGGGATCCTGATACACTGGCACATCATCCTCAAACAACTCAGCAAAAATTGGCACGGCATATGAAATGCCAGCACCATTGACTCCAGCTGCATGCAATCCAAATAGACGTCGTGCGTCTCGCGAATCCAGGGTGTAAAGACCTCCACAATCACCTGCTACAGTTCGTCCGCGCATTTCTACCATTTTTGAAATGGTTCTAATGCCCGTTGACTCATGCAAGGATTCTTGGGTGGTCAAGCCGCGGATGGTTGCGACTTTTTGCATCATACATGATGATCCAGGAACAGTAAGAACTGCGGTTTTTCCCAAAAGTTGGGTCAAATCACTTTCTCGCACAAGGTGCGGGGTGATGTCTTTGGCGCAGGGAATGCCGTACTTGGGGAGGGTTCCAATAATTAAATCGTATTCCTCACCCTTGTACGTCACTTTTTCCCATGTGATGGAATGAAGGGATAGTTCTGTTCCTTCAATTGCGCCAAGGAATTTAACTTCCACAGTTCCTTGTCCTGAAAGATCTGATGCGGCCTGGATTGCTGCCATTGAGTGATGGTTCATGATGAAGCGACGTTCCTTCAGCATAACAAATACGTGTTTTTCATAACCTAAGAGGTTCATTGTACGCATGTTTCTAAAAACTACGTCTCCGATTTGTTCTGCATTGGAATTGCCCCATGCTTGAGCCTTCACTACTTTGGATTTTGGCGCTGCTGGTGCTCGTGAGCGCTTGGGATGGACGCCTTTGCTTTTGCCCGATTGGTATGCCTGCTTGAATTTCTTGAATTCAGCATATTCCTCATACATCTCTTCGATGTTTTCTTCTTTTACGCCAAATTCGCGTAGCCACTTTTTCGTTGGCATCTTTCCAACGTCTTCATCTTCGAACTCCACGTCCTCATCGTCTAGAGCTTCCGTGTCGTAGACCTTTTGTTGTCCGTACCATGCCGGCCAGTATTGACGGTATTTGAAGGATCCGCCATCTTCTCCGGTTTCGGCTCGGTAAATGCCGGTCTTCCACATTTCTCTGTCCATGTCAGTTGATGGAAAGTCTGCTACTTTGTTCTTGTTGTAGCGACGTCTTTCTATGATGGCTTTTGTGCCAACATATCCAATGCCTACCACGGCCAAAATGCCGAGCAGGTTCTTGATGGTGCACAGGGCCCACATTTTCTTAAACAAATTCTTTGTTTTGTTCCAGAACGTGTTGGTTTCCTTGATGTCTTGTGCGTGCGCCTTGACGTCGAGTGACATGTCTTCGAGTGGATCATATTTGTGGAAAGCTCTATTGATGTAATGACCAATTCTTCTTGGTAGAACTTGGCTCGAAAGATAAGCAATCGCATTTTTGATGCTCATGTTGCGAATTGCTGTTACGTGATAGTCCGTGTCTTCATCGGGCTTCACTTGAAATGCATCCTCAGGGAGTGGAACCTCTGAGGCGGGGGGTGGCCGAGTGGCTTTTTCAAATGCTTCGGCTCTCTCGTAGTCGGCTTTGACTCGGGCTACGTACTTGGCTTTGGCTCGAGTCTTCTCCATCTTCGCCTTTTGCTCAGCCATGGCAACTTCTACGGCCAACTTCTCATCTTCGGGGCTTTGTGCCAAAATTTCACGGGCGTAATCAATGCAAGAATTCATTTCTGATTTTCCTTTGTGCTCTCTCAATTTGAGCTCTTTTCGCAATGCGTCGCGAACTTCTTCGAAACTCATTGGGTC